CCGGAACCATTCACTCGCTCAGGGCGGCTGAGTTACCCGGACGGTCTTTCCCGTCATGTCAGCGGAACGCCGTTAGGCGCATCCCCGCTGATGCTTCTTACAGTCTCTCGATACGCGCGATTAGCGCGATCGGGAATAGCCAAAAAATCTCATCGAGAGTTACCGTCATTTCCAATCCATCAGTTCGATAGATGCGGTATAGCGTCATTATCCGTTCGCCCGCGTAATCGAAAACGATGGAGTCGGAGGTGGCGCGGCCGTCCCGTGCTTATCTTCCCAGTCCGGCACGCAGAGCCACTCACCGTGCGTGCTGCCGCGCATATTGCGACGCTCGAAATCCTTGCCGCACTCAGCGCACTTCTCGTGCTTGTCGAGGTCTTTCTTGCTGTTGATAGCCATTAGCGTCCTTGCGACCCGATCTGAATCAGGCGATCCCATTCCTGCCTTTCGGGGCCTCCGGGGTTGTTAAGAGCCTTCGACGACCAATCGCGGTCCTGTCGCTTGAGGGCAAGTTGCTCGCGAGCTGCCGCGGGCGTCATCCCGAAGCTGTTATTGCTGCGCTGACTGCCATCGACGAATGAACTCTCGCCCACTTTCTCTCCTATGTTGGAGAATAGTCGCAAAAAGGTCGCCGTGCCAACAGCATCCTCAATCTTGCCGAGAATTTCCTCCGCCTTGCCGCGGTCGCCGCCCACGCTCGGCATAACGAATTGGCTCACCGCGCGCCGCGCCATCTCTTCACGCTGCGTGAAGGTTTCTCCCGGCCATTCGCGCTTGAGCGACGCCAAGTCGATCTGTTCCTGCTGGGCCTGCGCGCGTTCCTGCGCCTCAACCGCCCCCTTCATAAATTCAGTGTAGCCCTCGGCGATAGTCGTGGCCTGGGCCTGACTGACACCGGCCTTATGAAGTACCGGCGCCATCGCGCCCGCAAACTCCTCGCCGCCCTCCACAACGGGGAGCTTATAATCTGCTGGCGCGGCGGGTCGCCCAAGACGACCGTAAAGCGCGTCGAGTTCTTCCGGCTTGGCCGATGCGAGGTCTTTAGGGACGCGAACGATTTCATCCTTCGGCACTCCCACGAACCGCTCGGTATCGCGACCGTACTTCAGCGCGTCGAGTGGCGACTTGAAGCCCTTGAGTTCGGCGAATCCCTTCAGTTCGGGCTCGGCGCTATCGTACCATTGAGCAGAGGCAGGGGCCGCCGACGCGGAGGGGGTGTTCGTTACCGGCGGTTGTCCCTGTCCCTGAACTGGTTCGGCTACGGTACCATTAGGCGTTCCGGCCATTTTCTACCTCATTAATTTCTGTCATTCGACGATGGACTATATCCGCACCTACGCAGGTGCATTTGTTTCCGGGAACTACGCAAAGACTCAGCGCCAGTCCTTCTTCTCGAGTAAATGGATATTTGTCGAGCATCGCTCTTAAGATGGCGTTGGCCTGGTCTCGGTCCATTAATGCTCCAATTCCTGCATCCGCAGGCCACTCTCATTGAGGAAGAACCGATCCGCCTCGGCGAGTTCGGATTCCTGTATCGTCAGGTAGCGATTCCACTCCAGCCAGACTTCGTGCCGTCCCTGCGCGATCGCACTCGCCAGCGCGTCGACCTTGCCATCAGGCGCGTAGCGCACGGTGGTCTCACCCGCGCTGCAAAAATGGCTCATCGCCGCCATCACGATCTTGGCTTCGCTCTTGAGTGTGCGGTCGTTATTCAGCATGAGCCGAGCGAAGGCGTCGGCAAAGACCCGGCGCTTGGCGGCTAATGCGCGGCGTTGCCATGGCGGAGTCATTTCTTAGGCACCCACTGATACTTGCCATCGCGGAATAGCACTAGAACGAACTCATCGCTTAAGTGAATCAGTGTGATTATGCCGAAATCGTACATCATTTCTTGCGTCGCTTGTCGCGCATCATCTTGGTGTACTTGGCGATGATACCCTTGTCGTCGGCGTCGCCGTCGAGGTGCTTCATGCGGTTGGCAAGGCTGCCGCGATTGTCGGCGTCGGGCTCTTTCTTCTTACTTGTGTCCACGGTTATACACCGAGCTTTCCCCCATCTTGGAAGCGAAGGACTTCGAGCTATTCGACTTGGCGTAGAAGACGGACTTGCCTTTTTTAGCTCCGTACTCTTTGACGAATTTCGCCATTACCGTCTTACCGGCGCTAGTCTGCGGCATATGCCACCCCCAGTAGGACCAATGTTGAAAAGACGCTCATCCCGACCATTATGGCAATTATGAAATCCATCAGTTCCCCCTCACGATAATCGGCGCTTCCAAATCCTTCACACTCGTCACGCTGCCTGAGCGATGGCCGATGCTTTTCCCCCCGAGCCCCCGCACCCAGCTGTTATAGCGCTGCGCCATCACATGAGTCGTATTCGCCGGCACATTCTCGCCGTGCTCCATCGATAGCATCACGTCGAGGAATATCGAGGTCTGGCAATCGTGGCAGAGCACGAAGCGCCCCGCGCCGATCACTTCCCGGGTGTCGAAGGTCGCCATCTTGAGACAGCCACGAATCGCGCATGGTTCGGAAATCGTCATCTATTGCCCCTGTGCCGGCGCGCTGGTCGCCATCTGACGCGCCTGTGCGATATCCTTGACCGCCCCCGCCGCCTGCGGCGCCGCCTGTACCAGCGCTTGCGCGTTGGCCTGCTGCGCCTTCTGGTCCTGCAAGCTCGCGACTTGTTCAGGGCTCAAGAGCAAATCCGCCCGCACGCCATTGATCTCGGCTATCTCGCGGCCGACCTTGGCCCAGTCGAACGAATCCATGATTTCGGGATGACCCGCTTCCGCAATCGGCACTACTTGCTCGACCGTCCGCTGAATGGCGATTACGTCCTGAGCGCGTTGGAGCCGGTTAAGGGGGGATTGGTATTCCACCTTAATCAGCCCGCCTGAACGAGCCAGTGAATCAGGCATAGGCCCAAGAGAATCAAGCATCCCAGCGTGAAATAGAATATCAATCTCGCGGTTAATGACATTGCCTAAGAACTCCGATTGCTGTCGTCCCATCGCCGGCGTCAGGAGAATCCCGCGCTCCTCCGCGATCTGGAGCACCTGGGTTGCCGTCATGTTCGGATTCTCCAGCAGCATCTCGAACACATTCCCGTAGAAAGCCGTCTTGATGGCCTTGCGCCGGTACTCCATCTTTTCTTCAGTGATATCTACCTTCGCCCCGCTAACATATGGAATAGCCAGTGGCCGGCCATCATCAGATACCATCCCATAATTAAGAGCCCCAGGGCGGACAGAAAATGCATTACCACTCTCAGGGAGAAGGACAGGCGGGTCGGCGGCTCTTTGGGCATTGTTCAAATCCGTCCGGCTCATCTCGTTGAGCATCTTTATATCGGCGAGGCTCGTGAAAGCTGGCGACCGTCCATAGACCTCGCGCGGCCCCACGATGAACCGGCTCGTCGCGTAGGGCATCGTCCGATAACCCCCTTCCTCGACGATCTGGAGCGGCTGATAACAGAGATAGCAACTCTCCCAGCCCATCCCCCGATAATCCTTCCGCCCCGCCTCGGGCTCGCGCCGCGGCTTCACCACGTGCAGCCATTCATAAATCCGATACTTCTGGCTCGGATTCTCGTAGCTCGCCTTTACCCCCGCCGGCACATTCTCAATCCCCCACTTGTCCACCGCCTGCGTCGCGGTGAAATCGAACTTGCGAAAGACCGTATCTATGAGCCCGACGTGGTTTTCGGCGAAGTAGAGGTCTTGCAGGTTGATAGCTCGATAACGGAGGCTTGTTCCGTAGGCGTCATCGACAAATAGGCTACCTGTCCCAAAGCCGACCAGTCCCACCATGTTCTCGTGGGCTTGGGAGGCGAAATTCGCCGAAGGAGAGTAGCGAGCGGCAAATAATATGTCATTCAGATTCTCCAGGTATTGCCGTGCCTCGCGGTCATCCTTCAGCGCCGGGTCGGTCGGCCCCAGATTGTGCCACTTCTGCGTCCGCGGAAACAGCATCGACTCAAACAGCGCCGCGCAATTATCCAGCGCCTGCACCGCCGTCGAGTCGAAAATATACTCCGTCCGCCGCTCGGCCTGCGGCACGCCCAGCACCGGCCGCATAAAAATATTCTGTGCCGGGTTTATCCGCCGCGCGATATCCGCCCAGTAGCTCTCCCAGTTCCACCGATACGCCTGCAACGCCTCAAACTCGCGCTTGTAAGCCTGCGCCTTCTCCCCCATCGCCGTGTCGTTCACGTAGTCAGGCATCAGTCGTGGTCTCCATCCCCATCATCGTCCCGCGCCGGCTTCACCGGCGGGCACTCGTGCGGCTGCCCCTTCAAATAATTCATCAGGCATACCGGGCACGTCTCAATCTTGCCCTTCTGCTTTTTATCCTTTTTCACTTAAGGACCATCTGACCCTTATCACAGTCCCACACCAACCGCCCCGTATCCCGCTGATTCTCTACGTACCGCCGCCGCAACGCCCGCTTATTCGCATCCGACATCGGAACCGGCGCGTCCATCAGCCTCTCCAGTTGCGCCCCCTTCTCCCACCAGTCTTGGGTCTTGTGCAAAAATCCTCTGCCCTTTCGCATTTTTCTTTCAATTCGACCCTTGACAAATCAAAAAAGTATGATAGTTGGGGGTTTCGCAACTACAAAGCGCCCCCTCTCAGACTCTCCCCCGAAATAAGAAAGAGGCAGGCACTTCCCCGGGGCAACTCTCTTTCGGAGTGCTCTGTCTGCCGACGGCATCGGATTGCTCTCGCAGCCTCTCCATTCGCATTTCTAGAATTTTCGCCATTTTTCTATTCGCGGGAGCACGGCAATAGCGCTTCGCACGAGCCGCCGCGTTTTCCTCCCCCTACCCCTGCAAGCCGATACCGGCCGAGGACCCCAGTACGCTACGTGTGCCCGTGCGGGTCGCAGGCTGGTCCTGCGGTAGCACAGTAGCAGCGTAGCCACGGCGCCGGCGTATCATGTCGTTAGCGTCGGCCTGCTGTGCGGCCTGGTCAATCGTCGGGGGCTTCGGTGGAGGTGCGGGCGGCGGCGGCGCTTTGGGTGTCATCGGTTACCTCAATCGCATCATCTATATGCGCGGGTGAATCGGCAGGCTCGCCAAGGTTGATGTTGATGGCGAATGCTGTGGCATTGCCAGCATCAGAGGCATAGCGCCCTTCGGCCTTGGCGATCATGTCTAGGGCGCGCAGTTTGTGGTCGTATTTGAAGTCATCAGATGGCAGGTTAACAAAGGCTAAGTCGTGCATTTCCTTACGCCACAAGGATAAATCCTCGACATCCTTGACGGCGATGCGGTTCTCCATCTCATCGATAGCGGCACGAATGTTAACCTGGGCAGTTAACCTTGATGCAATAACCTTGGCGGTATGGGCTGAGTATCCAGCACGGACGGCGGCGGCAGCACCGTTGCGATCCTTGAGGTATTCGCGGATGAAGGCTTGCTGCTTAGGTCTGAGGTCGTCAATGAGCACGGTTAACTATATGCGCGAAACGGTTAACCGAGTCAACCGAAATACATTACCTACGCAGTCATCTACCCCACCATTTGGGATATATATACCATATGGTTAATCGGCAACAGACGTATCTAGTGCGTTACGTATGCTAACGTTAGCTATGGTGGTTGGCACACTTGTGGCATATGTACTAAGCATGGAAGACACGACAAAGACGGTAGAGATAACGGTGCGGCCGATCCGATTGACGAATGCGCAGTACGCGGAGTTGAAGCAGAAGGCGCAGTTAGCCGAGATGCCCGTCAATCGCTACGTCGAATTGTTAATCAAGGCGACCTTAACTCAGTAACCAGCATCAAGCAGCTTACTTGTAGGAGAGTAACGAGATGAACCGCAAAGACGACCTAACCCCGAACCTCATTTGGTGTTGCGACGATCACGATGGTTATGCGTGCCGCGCAGCGCTGCCGACCATCGCGAAACTAGCCGAGCATATCGCCCGAGAACATTCACGGTATTACTCAAAGAAATCCGCGATGAAACGCGCGCAGCAACGCCTCGATACCACGATGGAATGCCTCCGCGATGACGTCTTCTACGCTCTCGGATTCAAACATTGCATCTCGGCATGGGCGCCGGAAATCGAGGGCCATTTCGTGCGGCCTGAATCCATGAACGAGCGCTACAACTGCGACGATTGCCTAGCGAAACGTGCCGCAGAAGCAGCCTAGCGCTAACCAGCAAGCAGAGGAGATGCCGACGATGACACTTCACGAAGCATTACAATCCGCCACTCCGACCACATCAGGCGACCGCTTTGCGATTGCGACACCATTCTCTGACGTAACCTTCATCGCAGCGCTGTGGGCCACGTATAGCAAGGTGAATCCCGAATTGCGCGTGCGAGGCTATCAATTCGACGCAACGCGCAAAATCGAAAAGGAATGGGACGTTGAGAATCCCGAAGCGATGACGATTGATTTCAAGCCGATGGCCTAACTGACGAGCGCTAATGCGCGAAACGCCCGCAAGGGCGTCTTAGGCAAACCAAATCCTGTAGGAGGATTCACAATGGCACGCACAACCGAGCATCAAAAGCACTTGAGCACCAACCGTTCGCATAACGACTGCCGCGAATGCCGCGCGGATACTGAACGTCGATTCGTCGCGACTGCGCAGTGGCGCTATGACCACGTTCACGACTACCTAACCTGGATTCAGCCGAGACTCGAAGCGCTGCGCAATGGTGAGGATTCCATCAATGCGCGCCAGTGGCTCAAAGATTTTCGCCAATCGCTTGATCGTCGCATCAATCTGAAAGCTCATAGCCGGCCAAACTGGCGGAAGCTGTGCGACTCGTATCAGGAGCGCTTGAAGAATGCGCGCCGTGGCCGGAATCCCAATGCAAGCTACCTGCGTCAATTTGCGCAGACTGGCGCGAGCGCTCTCAACTAGGCCACGTAACGCCCGCAGGCGCATATCCTTGCGCCTCCTTCACTCGTTTGTAGGAGAACGACGACCATGCAAGACATTTACGACCAAATCTTAGCTGCCAAAACTCCCAGCGTAGTGCGCACCGACCTCCGCCACGAGAGCCGCAAAGAACGCGCGAAAGCCGTCCGAGCGCTCTTCAAGTCGATGGGCTTGAAGGGAATCAGCGTCACGGCGCCCAATTACTCGATGGCGCAATCCATCGATATTTGCATCCCACGCGATAGCTATTGCGACAATCCAATCCATCAAGACCCGTCGAAAAACAATAGCGATTGCACCGAATGCTCGCGAGTCTGGAAGGCCAAGCAACGCCTGGAGCCGATCATCTTGGCGGCTTTCCCTGACCTCGATAATCGTAGCGATAGCCAATCGGATCATTTCGACTATTGCCTATCGATCCATTAACCCGCGCGGTCCTACACTGCGCCGGCAGTCGCGCGGCGCTGGCAGTCCGGCGGATGCTGCCAGCAATTTGAAGCAGGAGATTAAAGATGAAGGCATATAGCGAAGTGAAAGTTAAAGATTTGCGCGATTTGACGGGCGTAACCGATTGTCGCGAACTGCTTCATTGCATTGCTTGCGGCGAAGATAATTCGGCCAATAAGGGCGATTACTTCGCCTGCGATCCCGAGATGGTTTTCGAGCATTGCGGACAGAACATGGTGCTCGCGACTCGCAGCATAGTCTATCGGCATATCAACTAGCGCCAGCCCTAACCCGAGAGGATGACAATGTGTCTAGGAGAATCTATCGGCGTCGGAATTATCATAGCGGTGATGATTCTTGAAGTGCTCTTAGCCATTGACGAATTGTTCTGGAGCTAACCCGAGAGGATGACACGACGATGAAATGGAAATACGCGAAGCATTACGATAAGCGCTTACGTGGCTGGAATATCACTCGCGATGGAATCGTCATCGCATCTCGCCAAACGCGCGAGCAAGCCGAACGCACGATCATTGCTTGGATAAACTGGGACATCGACAACAAGCCGGTACTACAGGTGCAATCATGACCACCGCGCAGATTCAGGCCAGGAGAGCCCTCATCGACGCCGATTACCCGCCGCGCGCTCCGCTGTGGTGGCGCCTGCTCGTCGGCGCGGCTATCGCCGTGGCGCTCGGCGTGCTGCTGGAGGTTTGGCGATGAAGCGCATAGATGACGCTAAGGTCGAAGCTATCATTTCCGAGGCGTTAGCAAACCGCAAGTTGATTCCCGTAATGGCCAATGGCCAATTTCACCTACTTTTGATCCGGCGCGGTTGGCGCGCGCATCATAGCGACGGCCAAATAGTCTATCTCGAAGCGCCCGCGCTCAAGGAGCAATCCCATGACGGAAAGTAAAACCGGCGATATGCTCAACGTCGACCACCAGACGCGCCACTCCGAGCTGGTTCACTTCGTCGCGATTGTGGCCCTGGTCGCCGTCGCGCTCGCGCTGTTCTGGTTCGGCTCGCCGCGCGTGCCCGTGTTCAGCCAAATCCATCAGATCGCGATGGCGAAGGGAGGTTTCCAGCGATGACGAAGCGCACCATATTCGCCCAACTACAACGAGAATTCGGCAAATTTAGAGACCCGCGCTCAGGCGCCCAACATCCCGTCGCTACGTTGCTAGAGTCTTATACGCGCTTAATCGAAACTGTCAAAGACGTGCGCACGCTGGGCAATTATCCAGAAGCACAGCACCGCGCGATCGATGCCGCGCTGGAAGACCTCGACAAGGAGATTTAGCGATGCCGCTCGATATCCAGAAATTGCGCGAAGTGCTCGAACGCGCTCAGCCTGAAGAAGATTGGGAGCGCAAAAGCATTAGCTTCACCGAGTTCACATCGACCGCCGATGAAGCCAACGGCCAAGGCAAAATCTGGTATAGCGACGGCGACCAGTGTGCTGAAGTTTACGACAATATGGGAATCGGCGTGAATGGTGCCCGCGTGGGCGAACTGATGGTAGCCGCCGTCAATGCGCTGCCGGCACTCCTCGATGCCGCCGCTCGCGCCGAGAAATACGAAAAGGCTCTGCGGGAAATTGCCGAGTATAAACCGATCGATTTCGGCGGGGCCACCAAACTTATCGCCCGCAAAGCCCTCGAACCCTAGCGCGAGTCTGGGGCCTCTCGCGTCTTACACCCGCCCCCGCGCCCGATGTCCGCGATAGCGCGTCAGCGTCGGCCGCGCCCCGCCGTCCCCGGTCACCGCCGAGCGCTTCGCAATCTTGCCTTCCCAGTTCCGCAGCCGATGGCGCCATGCCGCCGCGTCGAATCCCAACCAATCGCAGCACCAAGCCAGCGAGAACGGCCCTTCCTGCTCGCTTTCGACCCAAATGCGGGTCTCTCTATGGATTGGCCCGTTTGCGGGCTTCTGGAGGCATCTGATTGCGTCCTCGAGCACCGCCAGCGCCAGCCGCTTGATGGGCTCGTTCAGCCGCTCGCCGCGGTTGGCGTAGAATTGCGCCGGCAGAATGCCCTCGTTGCTGAACAGGTCATCGTGGTCTGTCATGTCGCACACGCCTGCTCTAGCTTTGCCAGCATCAACGCGAATGCCTTATCAGCCCTACCGCGCCTCTCGATGAGCCTTGTCGCGTGGATTGCCGTCGAATGGTCACGCCCGAATGATTCGCCAATCAACGGGAACGACGCCCCCGTCAATCGGCGGCAGAGGTACATCCCGACTTGCCGCGCGAAAGCGATAGGCTGCTCGCGCCCATGACCGAGTAGTTTGTTCATCGGCACGCGCAATTGGAGACTCACCGACCGTTGAATCTCGACGATTCGCTGGAGATAGGCAAAGCGTTCTTCGCGCTTGCGCTCCGCATAACTGGCGTCCTTGTCGGTTTCATGCCCGCACGTTGGGCACCGCTGAAGTAATGGAATCCGCAATGCTGCTGCCATTGTCACCCCCGCTCACCGAATTTGGTTAATGCCGCCTCGATTGTCCGTAGAGCGTCGCCGCTCTGCACCATCTTTAGTTGCGCTTCAGCCGCTAGACATCGTTCTCGCCAGTAAATCGCCATTTTCCGCGCACTATCATGATCGAGATTATTTTGCCCCACAGTGCCGAGAATCAGGTTCTCGGGTCGGTTGTCGGTTTTGATTCCATTCAGGTGACGCACGATCTTGCCCTTAATTTCGGCGCCGTATTTCTTCGCGGCAACTAACCGATGCTCTGCAACCCCAATTTTCCTAGTCCCCAGCCATAAATCGCACTGATTAACGATTTCGATGTCTTTTTCAGACATCCCACGCCGCGTCAGAATCACGTATCCGCGGCTGTTTATGCACCTGCCCGTGATTTTGTACGGTTTCCATTTGACGCCAGCCTGATCGAGCGTGCTGTGGTCAATCCAGTGCCACTGCCGAGCTTCGCGCATTTTCGATATGGGATTTCGCGCCCACACTCGCTTGCCGCTTCTCTTGTTCCAATCGACTTCCCACGAATCCTTCCGGTAAACCGGCGTCGAAACACCCTGCAATCTGAGAAATCCCGTTTTCGTGAGCTTCCATTCTCGCGCTCGTGCCTGATGCGAAGTCGGGTTTCTCGCCCACACTTCAGTTCCGGTGTTTCTTGGCGAACTCCAATCGATTTCCCAAGCCATTGGTCGCGTCCTCCACCATTCTCAGAGCTATTCCGTCCGCGACCATTTTAGCAGTGAAGCGCAACACTCGCCAGCCGTAATACACTATCGCAGTATTATATTTCTCACAGTCTTTCTCATACCCAGCGCCGCGATTATGGCGCCCTCCGGACCACGTGGCGCCTTCAATTTCCACGGCTAACTTGTAGGCATAGTTGGCGAAATCGAAGCGCCAGCGCCGGGGCGGAGCGAATACCACCTCGCGCTCCCACCCACGGAGCTTCGCCGCCTTGAGCTGCATCGCGAATAGCTCCTCGTGTTCGCTGCGGGGCTTGAGCTTGGTCATAACAATTGCCCCTGCATCTTGCGCTCCACCGTCACGATGGTGTCGTTGTGCGCCCCGCCATGCGCGATCAGGAGCAGTTCTTCTACCTTGAAGTCCGCACCAAAGCCCGTACTATTCCATCCACACGAAATTCCGATACCCCCGGGCTTCAGCATACTTGCCAAACGAACCCGGGCTTCCCGGTAAAGCCGTGCATTTTGGGTGTCCTGCGTTGAGCACGCGCGTCCAATCGACGCATAGACCTCGGCGATCTGCCGGGGCGAGTACGGCGGGTCGAACAACACCGCATCCGCGCGCACACCCTCTGCGACCAGTCCGCTCAGAAATTCAATCGCGTCCAAGTGGTGCGTCGCACTCGTTTCAGGGTTGAGGTCGTTGGTGATGGTGCCGAAGCGATTGTTTCGCGCGAACGGGTCGATCACCACCGCGCAATCCTTCAGTCGCCACGCGAGCAATTCGGCGATAGGAGGAATCGAGAACGTCTCGGCGTTCGGCATCGCCCAAATGCGAGAGAATCTCATCGGTTCTTCATCCTCAGCTTGGCCGTCAGGTCCGCCACGGTCGCGCGAAGCGTCGCCCTGCCCTTCTCTACCGCCTCGGGGCTAATCGGGGCTGTACGGGCGCCTATGCGCAAGCGATGGGCATTTTCGGCGAGCATCCGGCTCTTGCGCTCGTCGTGGCTCATCTGCATGAACTCCCCTGCGGTGGGAATGCGCTCCTGATTCGGCATCGTGCGAATCGCGCGCATGACGGCAGCCATTACGTCCCGAACATCGTCGCCCTCGAAAATTGCCCGCCACATGGCGATGGTCAGGTCATCGGTCGGCTGGCGCATCCAGTTGCCCTTGACTAGCGTCAGCACCTTCACGGTTTCATCGTGGGTCATCGGATGCGCGCCCCGTATTCGTTGAATAGATACCGGAATTGCTGGACAATCTTGATTGCCGCGCGCCCTTGGTCCTCGAGTTTCGCATCGGGCACGCACTTTTCGACAAATGCCGCCGTATCTCTCAGAAATTCGGCGAAGTCGCTATGATCGCTATATTCCTGTCCCATGTACTTCATTTGCCCCTCCCGAGATGCCGCGCTAGGTTCGCCATCCCCGATGTGCCGAAGTTGTGCGCAAAGCCGATCGGGTTGCGATCGCCGATTCGTTGCCGATAAGCAAATTCTGTCGCACTCAATGCCCACGTCCGCCACGCTTGCGACCAGAGCTTGAACTGAGAGCCCTTGGAGAGATGGTGCGCCTCGAATTTCTCCCATTGCAGGGCGATGTCCGAATCGCTGGCGGTCGGGTTGTACTTGCGGAACGTGGCGATCTCAGGCTCGCCCAGCGCCCAGCCCTCGGGGAACTCGGTTAGCTGGCGCTTCACGATCCCCACCTGATTTGCCGACCGCATTCCCAACAGATAAAGACCTCCCGACCGCGAACGATAATCGAGAGTTGGCCGATTGAAACGGTCCCACACAATTCACATTTCGTCTCGCTCTTGCGTTTCGTTGGTTCATCTGGCATTATCGTTTCGTCTCCATCGTGGGACACCCCTTTGCCTCACCATCAAGGTTGTTGACACCGACGCTCTGGGCCTTAATTGACTCGGAGCGTTTGTGTGTGTAGGATCGACCCGCTACGTCGGAGTTGGATTCAACAACCTTGGCCGAACGTAGTGGGCTGACGTGCCTAGTCAGCTTGAATCCACCCTGAGCCCTAATTGCTGAGACGGGTGGTCTGCCGAAGGAAGCTGCACCTACGGCCCTTTGCCAGAGCGGCGGAATCAACCGTCCACCGAGAGCCCCCAAACTCTTGATATGGGGCATCTGTGCCCGTTCAAATTCCATCAGGACTCCGGTCTTCAAGATTGCTCCGCAAGGACAAGAGGGAGTTCTCGGACCTCTTCGATCAGCTGCTTGCCTTGGTGCCAGTGGCCTGGAATGCAGGAGCCACAGCCTAGACAGTGCAAACGGGCCGGTTTCACCCGCCGATAACAGCGCAAGCAGGTCATTTCGATACCCCGCCAAATAAATCAACCTGACCGCGCGCGTTCTCGTTGTAAGGCGACTCGTCACCCCAGCCATTAAAGCCAGTGATGATTCGGCGATTGAAAAGATCAATGCGCGGCTCGCAACTTACCTTGCGCACCAGCGTGTAGAACTCCCCAGGCTTGGCGCTGTGTTCAGGCGGAATCGCCTCAAAGTGAGTCGGTAGATAACGCAGGCGCTTGAACTCGCACCGCTTGTAATAGCCGAATAGACAATGCTGAGTCGTGCCGACGAACCATGCCCCGAGACCCGACGGTTTCACCCAAGTTATCGTCGTGAGATAGGTAAATCCCCACGCTTCCATCACATCGAAGGCTTGGCGCAGAAATGCGTTCGTAGTCCAGAGCCAGAGATGCGAACCAACATCGGCGATCGACTCGACGGGCAGTGCCTTGATTTCCCCCAGATTGGCTATCTGATAGGGAATCGCCATTGCTCGATTCTCGCGCTTTTTAGACGCGCCCGTCAGCGGCTGCGGCCACGGCGGGTCAGCCACGATGCAACGATAGATACCGCTAGGCAACGTCATTTCGCACCCCAATCCGAAATAGACTCCCCATCCGCCTCGTGCATGGCGCTCCAATGCGCCCCTTCCGCATCCCCGCTGCTAACTTCCTGTCATCTACAATGTCGAACTTTAAGAGCGATAATCCCACAACGATTCGCAGACTAGAATTATTTCGGAATCTTGTCAAGCGAAATCTGCCATGCTTGACAAATTATGTTGCATCTGCCACACTGACCAACATGGCGAACAAATCGAGCAAGCTCAAACATCCGCCGATGCGCATTTACTTGCGCCTCTACCCCGAACACGATCTTTCGTTGATGGCCTACCTGCGGGAAAAAATGAAGAAGCTGGATCGCTCCGCCTCGTGGGTCATCAGGGAAGACCTCAGACGGCTATTGGAGATGGACTAATGGACACGACCAAGGCTGAGGCGGCGGCCTACGCCCCTGAAATCGAGCTGCTGACGCGGGCGCGGGCTACGTTTATGAACGTGCCAATGCTCCACAAAGACGAGCAGGCCATAGTGGGCGCGATCGACCGGCGCCTGCGCGTGCTGCTGGACCTTGAAACGGAGGCCAAGTAAATGAGCACCATAATCGCCGCCTTCTCAGTGGTCGAAGTGGAACGATGCCGGTCTTGGGACTCGAACCGCGAACCAAAAGAATTGATCGATGAAACAAAGATGACCGTGAAGTTCTCGAACGGGGACAAGACGCTGGAATTGAGCGTCGCGATAGCCCAAGCGCCAAAACTCTATTTCGGTCGTCGCGTCTATCTCGTATGCGACGATGAGGGGGACATCATTCAATGAGTCGAGAATTTGAGGCAATCATGGCCGCGATGGACCTGCTCGGCTATCCGCAATCGCCATATGACGATTACAAAGGCCGCAGCGACCGCGAGGGCGAGGAGGACATCCCCATGCGAGCCTGTCCGCCGTGCGAGGACGGCCGGCATCTCGCGTGTTGGGCGCCACTGAACAAGCCGCACTGGTACGCGTGCCTGTGTCGGAGGAGAGGACACGAGAATGGCTAGTTTTGGAGAACCCGAAGAAAAACGCGCAATGCCGACCACTGCCGTAGCCGTTCGCGAAGAACAGGCTCAGGAAATGAGCGTTGAGATGGTCTTGCGCCAGACGGCCAAGATTCAGGAGTTGATGCGCGACGCGCTCCAGAAGGATGTTCACTTCGGCGTTATTCCCGGCACCGGCACCAAGCCGACGCTGCTCAAGCCGGGTGCCGAAAAGCTCTGCCTGATGTTCCGCTTCGCGCCCGAGTACCACCACGTCAAGGACCGCGAGCCCGACGGCCATCTGACCATCGAATCGACTTGCCGACTGATTCACTCGCCTTCGGGAACGCTCGTCGCCACCGGCTCGGGTATCTGCTCGACGCACGAATCCAAATACGCCTATCGGAAGGCCCAACGGGTCTGCCCTCGGTGCGGAGTCGCGGCCATCTTCAAGGACAAGAAAAGCTCCGGCTATTACTGTTGGGCCAAGCGAGATGGTTGTGGCGCCCAATTTGCCAGCCGTGACGAAATCGCCTCGATCGAATCGCAAGAGACCGGCCGCATTCCCAACGAAGACTTGGCCGACCAGTGGAACACGATTATCAAGATGGCGGACAAGCGCTCGCTCATCGCCGCCCTCCTCAACGGCACCGCCGCGTCGGACATCTTCAATCAGGACTTGGAGGAGATTCGGGAGAACCTGGAATCGCGTACTCCGACGACAGGCCCGGTCGCCACGAATGAGGAGGTTCTACAGGAACGCGGTCTCGGACCTAAGCCGCCATCTGCGGACGCGCCCGCCAGCAAGGCGCAAAAGAAGGCACTCGGCCAAGCGATTCTGGCGAAGTTCAAGAGCGACAATTTCCTCGCAAAGGCTTGGCTCGACCCGCAGCTTGAGGAGCTAGGATGCACTCGCGAGAATATGCGAATCGACCAGCTTGAAATGCTCATCGAGCGCATCGCGAACTGGCATCCGACGCCGATCAACGACCCGCCCGACCCTGCTTTGTTTCCGAACGAGAAGATGGCGGATAAAGACATCGAGTTCTAGTCATGAGAATTCACTTTAACCCGCTGACTGGCGAGGTGATCCGCGAGGATGACTTTGAGGACTACCAGCCGCACGGCGACTGCGCCACGGGCTGCGGCCATCCGGCGACTGAGGTTTGGCAGCTCTATAAGGGCCAGCAGCGCTTCGACTTCAGATGCCATTGCTGCGTGATCGCAAGCAAATTAGATAGGGCGCGATGGTATGCCGCGCGGATACCGGCGCTGGAGGCCGAGTACAAATCCATCAAGGAGAATTGTAATGACCGAGACGCAACGACTGGCTAAGATTTTTGAGTTATCAACCGCGATGGCGGATTGTTCCTGCCTGCTGTGTTGGGATTGCACTGAGCGATTAGGCGAAATTCAGGAGTTGGCCGATGGGGGAACAACTGTCTCTGTGGAACGCGCTAACGAGCAAGCACATCGAAGTTTGCGTTAGGTGCGAAGCCGAAATCGTGACAATCGACCATCCCGACCACACGACATCGGATTACCGCAACGCTAAAGGCGAATGTTTTAAATGCGGAGGGAAAAAGGAATCATGCGCTACGAAGCAAGGAACACCTACACCAGCCGCCCCGGCATCTGCATGAACGACGAGTGCGAGCACAAGGGCCAGGTCGTTGAGTGCCACGTCAGCAACAGCGGCATTCCGGTCTGCGCCCAGTGCGGGGGCGACGATATTTTCAACGACGAGGGCAAGCCGTTTCACCGCGGCACCCGCGATTTCTGGTACGCACTGTGAGGATGTGATGAGCAGATCGGGATATTCAGACGATTTCGATGGGCCAGAATTGTATTTATGGCGCGGTGCAGTCGATCGTGCAATCCAAGGCAAGCGTGGTCAAGCATTTCTACGCGAACTGCTCGACGCGCTCGATGCGATGCCCGAAAAACGATTAATCGCCGCAGAGTTGGAGCGGGATGGTGAAGTTTGCGCGATTGGTAGCGTAGGGCGCAAGCGCGGCGTCGATATGACGAAGCTCGATCCGGAAGAGCCGAAACGAATAGCTAAAACCTTTGGAATCGCGCCTGCGATGGTCCAAGAAATCGAATACATCAACGATGATGATTTCTTTAACTTTAACCGCGATGAAACGCCCGAGCAGCGCTATGGTCGCGTGCGTCGATGGGTGGCTGCCCAGTTAAAGGAGCCTCGTGATGCCAACCCTGCGTGAAGAACTGGAGCCGCTGCGCCGCCTCGTCAAGGGCGGGAACTATGCCGCGCTGAAGGCGATGATCGAGTTTATCGACAAGGCGGACGAGGCGATGAAGGATTGTGCGACGTTCGACAACTGCCCCGGCGACGTGAAGCGAGCGCTCGCCCTACTCGACCAGCAGATCGAATAAAGGAGACCCGCAATGAACCTGCCGCCTGAAGTCATGGCGAAGTGGCCGCAAGCGCTGGCTAACTACGGACATCCGTGGAAGCCAGGGCAGCGATGCGGGGGTGCGCAACCTAACTATGACGCACAGCATCCTTATGGGAGGGTTCGTATCTACGAATCTGAGATTGTTTGCGAACATGGAGAAATTGCAGATCACGACATCCCCCCGCCCGCCGTCACCGACGAACTCCTCTGGCAGATGCTCGTCAAGGGGCTGGAGCATTCGCCGTGGTTCTTGGTCGATAAAATTGGGCCGTTTCTCGGAGTCGCGCCGAAGAACGCTAACAACTTTGAATGTACTCGCTCGCTCGCTGCGGCCGTCATCCTTGCGTGGGCCAGCATGGAGGCGAAGTGATGCCGACAGCGAAGGTTGTGCCGCGCAATGGCTGGTTTTTTATCCGCTCGATCATGCGCGGCTGGTATAGGGTAACGTTTATCGCCGTGAAATGGGAGCCTCGCGACGTTTGGATTGGCGTTTACTGGACGCCGTATCCCGACGGCTGGCTCCCGTTCCTTACGAATTTCCGTGTGTACGTCTGCATCGTCCCGATGGTGCCAATTATTTTTGATCTCATCGAGCGCGAACCGTAGGAGGGTGAAGTGATGCTGACGGAAGAAATTGCCGCGATTCTAACGCCGAAATTAGGCGGCAAGACAATCGTCATTCGCGCCGATGCCGACAAGATCATGGCTCACATCCGCGAGCAGGACGCTGCGCTGGCCGAGGCGCGGGAGATGTGCGAACGATATGCGTCGATGGAGAAGAACGGAGGTAGCCATGCCAAATGGCTCGCCGCCCACCCCGCGCCGAAGGAGACGCCGTGATGCGCTACCCCAGCGCCGCCAAGTCCTGCTCTAGCTGCGAGAAGCTGAAGCCGTTCGCATCGTTCCAGTCCGGCCCGGCGGCGTCGTCGTAGAGCCGCGCCTGCGCCTCGTCCATCGTATTCAGCCAGAACTCCCACGTGCCTTTCTGGAAGCCGCCCCAGGTGAAGCACCACGCGCCATCAGCGTCGTAGGCCACGAGCGGTACGTCGTGCCCGCCCACCGGCGACCCGCTGTAGTTCGACCATATCCGACCGGCCATGAAGTCGTCCTGAGCCGTCGGCGGAACGCTGAAGCCCACCGAGCAATGCTTGAACAGGAAGATGGTCTGTTTGATTTGATCGACTTTCGTCTTATCGACATCGAGGTAGGCGTGAATCTTGTGCGGCACACCCTTCACGATTAGCCCGTTCTTCTGCACGTAATCGGCTATCTCGGTGAGGCTCGCGCCCTGGTCGGTGCTGGGGTCGTTCGGGTCGTAGCCGGTCGCCCCTGAGTAGAGCGCCAGCACTTCCGCTGTGGTCGGCACCACGATACCCGCGCCCATCGCCGTCAGGAGCATCACGCTATGGCCCACGTCCGCGCAGGTGCAATCGCCCACCTGGTCGTTCCCCATCATGCCGAGGTCTTCGGAGATGGCGAGCGACCAATCGACGGCGACAGGCGGAGGCGGTAGCGCCGGCCCCATGTAGTTGCGAAACTTCAGCGGCGCGTTGTCCGATTTCCGCACATAACCGAACTTAAACATGCAATTCTCCTTTGGGCCGACGACGACCGGGATAGCCGCGTCTCATATTTTCGCGATGGGTAACGGGTTCTAGATGGAAAGGATTAACGCAGAGTCGATTACGGCAGAGATGGTCGAGTTCCAATCCTTCAGGCACTTCGCCAATGACGTGCTCGAATAGCACTCGATATGATTTGCGTGGAGTCGTGTCGGTATGGATTCGCCCGTAACCATTTTCGTCAATCGAGCCAGTCCACGTCCAGCACTCACCAGTAATTATCACTTTCTCTAAGAGGCGCTCAATTACATGGCGCGGCTTAATCGTAGGCCCACGACTTCGGCGCGAACATCCTCGCGAGCAGAATTGTCTCCGTTTTCGATTTCTCCACTTCGACATGGGGATGCCGCAGAGTTGGCATGATGCAGAGGCCTTGAATCCTTTCACGGGCATCGTGCAATCCTCAAGAGGGTTTCGTTGCTAATCGCCCAAGCGCAGTGGTCTGGGCTGAGCAGGTTCAGGACTTGGCACAGGTCAACGCAAAGCTGATTCCCGGCCTGCGCCCGAATCGCAATCTCGTAACTGATGGTATGCGTGTTGTCCCCGAAGAGAACGCCGCTCCCCTGCTCATCGAGATAGTGGAGCGCTGCGTAGAGCGCGGGGAATCCCTGCAAAACGCTGATGATGCTGGTGAGGTGCTGGTCGAGAGCGAAGTGATCGACATTCGGGTCGTTGATGGGGACGTTGAGCAGGCGCAACTGCGAGATGAACATCGACTGGAGTTCGACCAGCCGGTCGCGCACGCTCGTAGCCTCGATAGTCCAATCGACCTTGCCGAGGCCGCCGCGGAGCCAGAAGATATCGCCCTTATCCATTCAACCCCCGTACCACGCACAGACAAAGATGATCGGCAGCGCAACCGCCATCAGCCCGTAGGCGAGCCACACCTTCCAGTTGCCCCGCCGTTGCCACATCCACGCGCCCTCGGTCTCGTCGAAGCAGTGGTGCTTCATTGCGGCTTCAGAATCTCCCCGTGCATCGCCATGTTCTGCTTGACGAGCGCCGCGATGGTCGCGATGTCCAGCCCCGGCGTAATCCCCGCGCTCATCTCCTTGCCTGTGGTCGGGTCTGTGCAAGTCGCCGTCACCGGCTGCATCTGGGGGATTAGCCCCGCGCTGTAGTTGACCACGGTGGTCCCGCAGGTGAGCGAGATTGACGACGTGCCGGAGATGCTGCCGATGCTGAGGCCGGCACAACCGCCCAGCGGCAGGAGTAATAGAAGCGCTAGGTATCGTCTCATGAACCCCACCTCTTTTCATCGGCCAGCTTCTCGAACGTCTCGGGGTTGTCGCCGAGCAACGCCATCGCCGCTTCCATAATCCGGCGCACCGAGATTAGCGGCACGTTGCCGCAATCTTCGGGCAAGCACCGCTGGTAAACGTGCTGCACCTGTCGGTCGGTGAATTCCATCATATGAACTCCCACGAGACCAGGCCGTTATCCGTCATGCCGAGCTGCTTCCAGACGTACTCGCCGAGGTCGATGCCCGCGCCATTGGTCGTCCGCCCTCGAGTGTCGGTTCCCGACTCAGCCTGTGGCCGGTCGCCCTCGAATACGTAGCCGTCGTCATCGTCGTTCCACGGCCCGATGTCGAGCACGATCGCCGTGCAGGAGCCGAGGAGCGAGCCGTTGGGGCTATGCCGATAGACGTGGAGGAACTTGTGCAGTGCCTTCTTGCTCGGCAGCGCCACGAACGGCACCACGTCATCGACGACGTACCCGCTAGCGGTTGTCTGGCCGATGAGGCCCTCGCGCGTCGCTTTAACCGTGATCATTACATCCCCTTCGCGATAATCTTGTCCTTCTGCTGGCTGCTATGGCTCGACCCAATCCAGAATCCCCAGCCTGCCGAGAACGCCACCACATACGCCTGCAAGATGATG